ATATCTTCAGTATGGTTCGTTACTCCATACCCGCATCGTTACATGCTGCTCTGCCTTTCGGTATTCCTAGCTTACGCTAACAGACGACTAGGGTTTACTCATCCTAGAAGGGTTATTAACCGTCGAGACTATATCAATCCTACAGCATTACCTGTTTAGGTTCTAACATTTCCGATTAAGGGACTCTCACCCGCTCACTTGAGCCGTACTCCTGTTGCCATTTATTTTATGATGTTGGCCAAGGGATAGTCGTTGAACACACCTCTGTTCGAGGCTTCGCTGCTGATTGCCCAATCTAAGTTATTTTCAAACATTCACGCTTATGTATATTTCATCATTACGTTGTAGTTAACTTAGCTCTAAGGGGTTCCCAGTCAATTAGAAAGATTACTACGCGACATTTCAGTCACGCGGACGTTGTTAATAAATATTTATTAAACAACAGATTATTAGAATTTAAGAATTTTTTAATGGTTTTTTTGTCAATACTTAGATAACTACTAGCTTTTCTAATACTATTGAATACAATATTGTTATTAGTCGTCTTATCCAACATACTAATCTTAATTGGGTTATTAGTATTATTTATATTAAGTACTACAGCAAATGGTTTATGGTCATCGATTTTGAACACCCAATTATTAGACTGGTAAGCTCCGTTGTTAGCTATAGATTTCTGTACAGATGATTTACTAACATTTGTTAATTCAGACAGTTCTTTCCTAGACACCGTAGTAATAATGTTATTACTAACAATATTCTTAGCTACATAGTTAACATCTTTCGAATAGTTGTCTAGTATCTTAACCACTATTTTATCGTTAGGATATCTTTTCCTATAAATAGATACTGCTTTATTTATACTATCTGCTGATTTTTTACTATCAAAAACTTTAGTAATGAAATCATTTAGACTCTTAAGAATAATAATTTCACCAGTTTCTTTAGTAATAGTAACTTCAACTTTTTGATTTATAGTATTAGTATTTATTTTGTCAGAATAATACCAGTCTCGACTGTCATTAGAATATTTTATCTCGAATCTGCCTTTAGGTGTTTCCCATATTCTATTAGGTTTCAACGGAGTTGTATTAGTATCTATTCTAGTTCTTCCCATATACTCGCACGCAGTTCCTAACGAAGGAAATGATTTGGAAAGACCGGTGTCAATATCGCGTATAGTAACAGCTATCGCTTGATTAGAAAGTCCTTGATATACTTTAGCTCGATTATTACCAATATGATCCATCCATCTTAAGTTAGTATAGTGACAGTTAGTTTTATCTCCATCTTTATGATCTACTAGATAGTACTTCTCGTAGTCATCGTTTTCTACCCATGTTATAGCTACTAACCTATGTGTTAACTGCGCGGTTGAAAAGTATAACTCAGCTTGATCGACAATAGTAGATTTAAGATAATCTAAAACACCATTTTTATAATATGTTCTAGGTTTATTAAAGATTTTTAAATTTATATTTTTAATTATACCCATTGTAGAAATTGCGTAATTAGGAAACCTAGCTATCAATCTAAAATTATCATCATCCTTTATGTATACAGGTTTTTTAAATATGACAATTTTAGGATCTACTTTTCTAATATTTGTTAAATGGGTATTTTTAAATTCTATATCGAATATTCTTTCTTCATAACCTTTTGGTAGTTCTAATCTAAAATAAGAAAGCCAATATAACCATTCTATATCGACATTTTTTATATAACCATATATATCTATAGTTATTTTACCATTTTTTATTTTTAACCCACTAGGGTTACCATCAATTCTTTTTATTTCTTTTTTATCTGTTATTAGGTAATTACTATTACCAACAATACTATATTCCATATGATATCCTTACTATTTATCATATAATAGTATTGTTAATGTTTTTTAAATATCGTTAACATTCATCCCCATCATAGTCAGCTCCCAGTTTACCTATATGGTTAATAGCTGGGCTAAGTGATGCTACAAATGATTCTGTTAATATTGGATATTCGCGAATCTCTTTAGTTGTATTATCAGCATGTAATATTATAGTTCTACTATTATAAGTTGTTTTAAGATATACTTTAGATGGATATATACCACCTATACCAGCAACAGGATATCTAGTTAAAAATCCTGGATATATATCTACACAATCATATACAGATAAGTAAAATAGTTCAGCATATGTTATTGGTCTAATATACTCTCTATCACTATCTTCTATATTAGCTGTATCCATGTATAATTTAATATCAGTACCATTATCATATATTAACATTAGATAGTGTTTATTTATTTTAACAGGTTCTATTCTAAGATCCTCTTGTGATAATTTATTCATTATACTAGACATACCTTCCATAGATAACCACTCATCTCTTATTTTAATAGGTACTGTAGTTATTTCAGTTTTCATAGTTTTAGGATTAACTAGATTAGCCATATCTGTATTAGGATTAAGAAATTTATTAATAAACATAGTATGTGTTTTATTAATAGCTATTGGTGATATTGCTTTAATATATTGGTATAAACCTATCGTAGTATGATTAACAGTTATGTTATTAGAAGAATCTAAATCTTCTGTAAATACTGACATAGGTGTAATAACATTTCTAGTACCATGGGTAATAGCTCTTTTAGCCCATTTACCTTGTATAAACTTATTCTTACCATCTAGCAGTGTTTTTATATATTCAAATATCTCCATAGTTATTTTTTGTAACTTAAGTCTAATAGGATCTAATAGTTTTATATTATCTTCTGTTAGTTTAGTATTTCTAACCATGGATGTCGTTGATAATAATTTTCTATATAGATTATTAATCTCATCTTCAGTTGGATTACCTTTAGCATCTATAGTATAATCTCTTATACCAGCTGGTATAACTAACCATTTACTTAATCTATGTTGTTTATCTATATACTTAGTAACTAGATCTATTTTAAATTTTCTACTATCACTATCATTATCTGTAAATTTAATTCTATGTATATTATCTATAAAGAATGTGTATCCAGTATCACCACTATTATCTGTTGTTAATATAAAGTCATTGTCAGCTTTACTAAATATAGCTTTCTGTTTACCTTCTGCTATATCTTTATATATAGATTTTAACGATATTAAGTTTTCATATATTAATGGATGTAATATATCAAAGTATAAATTTATATACGCAAGTTGATCATTACGTACTTCTGATCCAACTGGTCCGAATATATTAGTAGAGAATAATCCGTCTTTATCAAACACATTATTACCTATCTCGAATATATTAGTCTTACTTACTTCTTGTAGTCCTTGTATATTAGTATTATTTAATACAAGTATATCTATATTAAATAATCTTATATCTAACGCTGGATTTATCATTCGTTTTCCTTGAGTATTGGTATAACAATCAAGAAAATTGAATACACAAGGAAATAATCATGGCTAAGAATAAAGATGATGAGTTTGATTTTGATTCAGACGATTTAGGACTTGATGATGAATTGGGTAAACTAGACCTAGGTGATGGGGATAGTTTACCACCACCTAGTAATAAAAGAGAAGCTGTTACTAGAAGTTTAAAAGATATTGGTAAGGGTGCATTATCATCAGTTATTGATAACCCATTAGAGACTGCTACTGATATAGCTAAAGCTGCTATACCAGATAAGTTGTCATCCGAATATGATAAAGTAACAAGTGTTACTAATGATATAAAAGACACGTTATCACAAGCTGCATCAGAAGTTAAGAAATCTGGTAAACAAACTATAGATACTGTTAATAAGTTAATACCTGAAAATAGTGCTATAAGAAAACTATTACAAAATATAAGTAGTAGACTAGGTGATAATGAACAAAGAGAATCTGGTCCTACTAAAGAACAAATAGAAGATGCTAACATAGCTAACTCTGTTACACAAGCTATAGGTAAACAGATAGCTAGTGATGAGATAAATAATCTTTTAAGAACATCTGTAGAAGAGAAGAGACACTTAAGAACAACAGAACTATTAGGTAATCTTACAGCTGAAACAGAACATTTAAGAAAGTTTCAATTTGAAATAACTAATAGTTATTATAGAAGATCATTAGAGTTACAATATAAATCTTTATTTACAGCTAAAGAACAATTAGAAATACTACGAACTGGTATGGATACATTTAAAAATCAGTTTGAGACTATTATTAATAACACTGCGATGCCTGATATAGTTAAAGCTAGAAATAACGAAAAAGTTAAAGAAGCTTTAATATCAACAACTGTTAACCATGCTACTGATTTATTTTATAATAAATATGATCCATTAAAAAATATTCGTAATAACTCTATTAAGTATATAAAAGATACTGCTAGTAATATTACCGATGGTTTTAATTCTGTATCAGATACAGCTGAACAAGTTGGCGGTATGATGGAAATGGGTAGTATGGTTGGTAGTAAATCATATCTATTAGGTTCTATAGTTGGTAATCTCTTAAAAGAAAAACTTGGTAAAGTTGTTGGTAGTAAACTATTTAATACTGGTAAAGGTAAAGATATTACTTTTAAAATTAAAGATGGTATAACAGATCCAAATTCTACTTTAAGAGAATATGGTAGAACTGCTATAAATGAAGATACCGGTATAAAAGGATTCTTTAATAGAATATTTGGTAATGCAGCTGAAATAGTAGCTGATCTAGCTGATACTAGAAAAGAATCACAAGTAGAATTTAATAAACAATCTATGGACGAAGCTACTCTATTTGATGGTAGAGCACATACATCTATAGTAAAGGTTATACCAGGACTATTATCTAAAATATATGGTGAAGTTAAATCTATTGGTCTTAACCAACCTAAAAATAAAAGTAATAGAAACATAACACCTGAAAGTTTAGAAGTACATTATGACTATAGTGCTGAAAAGTTTTCTACTAAAAAAAATATAAGAAAAAGTTTTGATACAGAAACTTCATCTGTTATGACAAAAAGTGTTATGTATAATGTTAATAGTTTAATATCACAGCTAATAAGTAAAGGTGGTTTAGAAATACAACCTAGTGATATGAAAGTACTTAATAAACATATTGTTAAATATTTTCTAAAACCTAATTCACCTATTAACCCTACTGCTCTTAAATCTAACAAATTTATAGACGGTATTCCTAATAATTTAAAAGACAGTGTTAAAACAGCTGTTAATAAACTATTAGACAAAGCTAAAGATGATTATGAAGTTATGGATAGTTTAACTTCTAATATGAAAAATATATCCGGTTCATTACCTAATGTTAATCGTAGATTACAAGAGATGCATAAGTCTGGTCTACTAGATGTAGCTGAAGATATGGGTATAGTTAAAAGAGATGTTAGAACTAAAGATTATATTTATGATAATGATGCTGGTAGAGATTATTTAGCTAATTCTATAGATAATGTATCTGAATTAGATATTGAACTAGAACGTATATATAGAGAAGAGTTAGAAAAGAAAAAGAAAGTTGCTGAAGAGAATAAAAATAAAGGTGCTTTTAAAAGTTGGTCTAATACTAGTAAAGAAAAGAAAAAAGATACTAAGAAAAATCCTTTAAAAACAACAGGTTTAACTAATACTAACTTAACTCCTATTGAAGAAGAAACTATATTAAAACATAGTATATTAACAAGAGAAAATAGTGTTACTGAAGATAGTACATCTGAAACTTATTTAGGTAAAGCTACTAGTTATATTAAAAATAAATATAATAACACTACTAATAAGATAGGTAATAGTGTCGATAATGTTCTTAATAAAGGTATAGTAAAGTATAATAAATTTATATTACTAAAACTAGATAAGATATTAACACCTGAAGATAAAATTATATTAACTAAACTAGCTGATAGTACTGATATATATGCTATAATTCAAACTAAAAATACTAGATTTAATAAGTATGAGGAAGAACTAGCTAAAATAAGTTTACTAGATGTTGATTATAAAAAAGCTTCTAAAGAGTATGCTGTAGCTATGAAGAATAAAGTAGTTGGAACTGATATTTATAAAACAACTGCTGGTATAGGTACTGATATAAAAACTGGTATAGATAATGTTGTTGATAGTTCGCCTATATTATCTGGTGCTAAAGCTGGTGCTAAAAAAGCTGGTAAGAAAGTTAAAGATAATGTTACTGGTACATATAACGAAGCTAAAAAAAGTGGTGTTAAAGATACTGTTAATAAAGTTAGAAAAGGTGTAGTTAATAAACTAGATAAATTAGTTAGCGATAAACCTAAGAAAGAAATACCTGGTGGTATAAATGGTATAACAGCTAGTATGTCATTACCAGACACTGTATTTAAAATAGACCTGTCTGAAGATATTTATAAACAAAAACTTATCGATAAAATATTTTTTATAAAAGAAACTTTATACTTAGATAAAGAAAGAAATATTCCTATTGTAATTGATAAAATATTTATAGATATGTTTAAGAAATTATTATTATTAAATAATATACCTATTGATATTATACAGATGTTAGTAAATAATAAATCAGGTGTTTTACTATTACGTAGTAGCAATACTCCAGATTTATTATCTGGTTTAGCCGGTGCTATTATGTTAAATGGGTTATATAATAAAAGTGGTGATAATGTACATAAATTAGCTATGTATCTTAGTTATAACGCATTAGCAAATAATCCATCTGAACTTATTAATATAGTAACTCATGAGTATGAACATTATACCCAATATAGTACTGGTAAACTATCAGTACCCGATATTAACTCGATTGGTGATATGTATTATACTAATACAATGTATAACAAGGGTGAATATAATACTACAGAACATACATCACCATTCGGTAAATATTTTAATGCCCCGTGGGAAATTGATGCATATAAAGCTGGTTTTGGTAGTAAATATGATTATCTTTTAGACAATGGTTATGATTTAAGCGGTTTAAGTAAAGATAGTTTTATTAAAAAAGCCAATAATAATATATCAAACCATATTAAATCTAATATGACTGAACAACTTAAAGTTAGAAAAGATCTTTATGAAGAATATAATATACCATGGTATTTTAATAATAATGGTATTATAGACAGAACTAAGTTACCTAGTAGAGATGAGTTAGATAATTCAACTGGTATAAATACTAATAGTACAGCTGGTATAACTATTAATACTAAAAATCTTAATAAAAATACTTATCGTAAAGATAATTTGGATAAACCATCTTATACTAGACAAAATACTACTACTCTTAATGAGAAACTTAGTGAAGTTAGTAATAGTGTTAAAGATCGAGTTACTAATAGCGAAACATTTAAAGACGGTAGTGCTCTTATAGATAATGGTATCGATAATGTTAAAGCTAATATGACTGAACAAGAGATAGAACTTGTTGGTAAATTAGGTAATAAAGTTAAAGGTATGTTTACTAAAGGTAAAGAAAAAGTTTCTAATATTAGAAATATAAAACTTGATGATCTTATTAATACTGTTAATAAAGGTAAAGATAAAATAAAAAGTTTATCTAGAGAAGATATTAAAGAGTTTAAAAGAACTATATTAGATGCATACACAGAGTATAATAATACACTACCTGTTAATATTAAATCTAAGATAGATAAACTTATTAAAGAATCTACCACACCTGAACAAAGAGCTGAGTTAGAAGATTATTTAAGACGACTTAAAGAGTCTGAAACATTTAGAACATCTAAAGGTTTGCTAGATGATGCTACTATTGCTATAAACGAAAAATATAAAAGTTCTAATAATATTATGGACAGACTTAAATTTCGTAATAGAGATAAGTATGATAAATATAGAGTACCTACCTATGACGAAATTAAGATATTAAGAACTGAATTCTTTAAATCAGAAGAGTTTAAATCTGGTAGTATAACAGACTTTAGAGAATATTTAGAATCTATGGGTTATGATTTAGCCAGAGCTAATATTGATGATATATTATTTAATCCTGATAATAGACTTGATAGTAAACTTAAAAAAGAAGCTATTAAAGTAGCTAAGGCTACATTCGATGTTGTTAGACGACCACGTAAACTAGAAGATCTTAAAGAAGAGTTTTTCAAATCTGAAGAGTATAGATCAGGTGCTGTTACTGATTTTGATAAATGGATAGAAGCTATGGGTTATAACATAGCAAAAGAATCTTTAATACGTAGAGTATTTAGGAAGACCAGAGAATTAGATAGAAAGATATTCTTTGGGTTACCTAAACTATTAGGTAAAGGTGTTGTTGGTGGTCTTAAATTAGGTTTAGGTGTTGGTAAAGTTGGTGGTGGTATAGCAGGTAGTACATTATCTACTATGAAAGATATGTTAGGTCTAGGTGAAGATAGTTTAGTAAAAGATGTTACTAGTAAAACTAGAGAACTTGATAAACAAGCTATGATGTCTACTCCTGGTATAATAGCATCTGCGCTTAAATTACCGTTTACAGCTATAGGTAAAGTACTATCACTATTAAGTAAAAAAGAACCTGATAAGAGTAAGAATCCTTTTGATAAGGATGGTGATGGCGATAGAGATGGTAACTGGAAAGATAGATTAAATTTATTTAGTAAAGATAAAGATAATAAGTCTGGTATTAAAGGTAGAGTAGCTACTTTTATTAAAGAACATAAAGGTATATCATTATCAGCTGGTTTAATAGCCATGACAGCA